GTTTGCCTTCTTAAATTCTTTGATGAAGGTGGGGATGTAAGATGGTTTTAATAGATAGATATCTCTACGCTTATTGTTTTCCCTCTCTTCATATTCATATGCAGTGACAGCTTTAGACACAGAAGAACCAGGCACTGTAATTACATTGGTGCCATCAAAGTATTGGAACAACCCAAGGTAGAACTGTCTGGAAACTTTAAGACCAGGTTCTAGTATGGTTACGTTCCTCTTTTGTTGTGATAGATCGGTGTTGATTACCTGTGGTAGATTAATGCTATTAGTTTCGTAGAATAGAACCTCACTGTATGGATCATCATACTTTCCTTCAGCATACTTTCTCAATGCACTCTCTGGCATTGGCCACTCATTGAGAGGACTGATGATATTATTTGTCAGCAGAATGATCCAGTCATAGTCATCTCTACCGTATGTTTTGAACGCTACGGTGTCTGGTCTTTCTTCTCCCTCAATAGTATACTTGTCATAGTATAATGCTTGTGTTGCTCGATCGTTTAATTTGTAGCGTCTGAAAAAGTTCTTCGCGATAACAAAATCGGAAGTGGAGAAAGGATAACTTACTGGTTTGACATCGTACTCGATGTCTGGGATGTAATTAAAATACATTAGTAGCTCGCTCCATCTGAAATTTCATCTGCGAAGATGAGTTTGAGTTCTTTGAAAGTGATGCGAACTTCTGTAGCAACAGGAGCACCACCTTCATACGATGACCATGCACCATCAGGTGTGTGATTAATATCTAATGCAGTGATAGCACATGGTTTGTACTGTGTCACATACTCATTTAGTTTGTTGCCTGACATGAATGCAACCTTCACTACCTTGGGCACAGTAAGCAGAGCACCCGAATCATCTGAAATATTTTTGTTTATAATTTTACCTCCATAAGAGGGTAAGATAGCACGTTTGAATACGGTACAGATTTTCTTGATCTCTCTACTTTCTTTCAAACTTCTTGCTTGCATCTTGAAACGGAGATTGAAACCTCTCATTTCAGGTGCTTGGTACATCAATTCTGTATTTGGATTCATGACAGTACCACTGACACCACTCATGATGTCTTGTGCGTTCACCTTTTGACCAAATTTAGATGCAGCAGCTGCTACTGTTTCATAACCTAGATTTTTTAGAGCACCAAGACCAACCTCTTTAGATCTACTATATGATCCGAAGTCTAGCGATCCCGATGCTCCTACAGTATTCATGACTTCTACCATGATGTTACCAAATCCTTTGCCACTCCAGTTAGCACCATACTGACCGCCACTATCTTCAGGCATGTATAGTATAATATCTTTGTAGTAATTGCTGTCAGCTTTCTCTAGAAAAAGGTTGTCGTCATGAATGCTCTGACCGTAGCGAGCATACATCGCTCCGAGTTTACCCTGGTCTAATTGTTTTAGTGATTGTGATCTGTTCTGTCTATTGTTACCTCTGGGTTGGAATGGTGGTACATAATTGAAAAACTGGAACGTCACGTAGTCAGTGTCGCCAGTGATCGATCCTTCTTTTGGATACCTTAACGCTGCAGTGTTGCTGATGTCATTGTTTCTAGCTGTTGGTTGTAAGATTCCAGCACCACCACTGGTTCCACCATTTCGTGCCGCAGCATCTATCGCTGCTACTGGTGCTTGAGTAACTAGTGGGTGGTTTGTACTGTCACCAGTTCGGAATGCATCATCAGCTCTATCGTTATCTGTAACATCGGGAACGTCTTCGTCTACTGCCTTTACAACTAAACCTTGTCCCTTTGCTTTTATATCAAGGAAGTCTAGGGTATCTTGATCTGTTACTTCTACCCATTTATATGTTCCCAAGTCTTGATCATCTAGGTCATACCTATAATATACTGGTGGAGATTTAACTCCACCATTAGTACCAATGTTTTGGACTACGCCATAAGTATAAAACACATCTTCACCACCAAAGGAATCTAGTTTTCCTTCTGGTGTTTCGATCTTTCCTAATGTTTGTACGTTTGCTGGCATTACGTCACCATCTCTTTGTCTGATTGTTTACCGTAACCTTTAATGATACGCTGTGCTTTGATGCGATCATCGTATTTGGTTTCAGTTTCTTTCCATACTAACTCTCTGTCGTATGGTAGTCTACCTGATCCTTTGGTCATGATAAAGTCTTCGACGGGTAAGAAGATAGATGTCTCCCACTCTTCGATGGCAAGATCTAGGAACTTACTTTTACAGTGATTATAAAGATATTTATGCACCAATGTCTTGGGCATATCTATTAGACCACGCTCCAGCTTCTGAATGATCTTGACTCTCTTCTTTGGTTTGATGTAGTGTAGGTTGGCACCATAGAATCCTTCACCATCTTGCTTGATAACATAGACGAGTGGAAACTTATCATAGTATGGCAACCACTTTGACATTGCCTTGTACTCAAAGAAGTATAGGTGACCTTCCTTTACAGTCTTGCGTAGTAGGTTTTCATCTTGTGCCAGATCTCTGGCGTCTCTCTTCTCTTGACGCAGCATCTTTTCTGGTGTCTCTTCGTAGGATGCAGCTAGTTGTTTTACTTTACCTTTGTACCAGGCGAGTGACTTCTTCTCCCCTCCAGTGGCATTACTAACCTTCTCAAAGATGGTAGTGTATTTGTTGTCTGATCCGAATCCTTTAGTGTTTCTTCTTGCCATTGTTCTTTATCCCTAGGTGTTCTTCGGTGAGGATAATAAATTTCATCTGCCTGTCCTCACAGAAGTCCTCCGCCGCATCCCATTTGGCGCGATTCTTAAGGTAAGTTAGAACTTCTTTCTTCCAGGCAGCTGTCTTGCGTTTTGGTTTCTCATTCGGTTTTTGTGTCTGTTTCTTTGGTTTCACTTCGACTAGATACTTTGCTACCACGCCAGTCTTTGACTGTACTTTAATATAAAAGTCGGGATAGTATCTGTGGACTCTCCCATCAGTAGGACATCTGTAAGGAATGATTACTTCCTCACTGCCCCACTCAATAATGTTTCCATTGTGATCACAGAAGTCCATGAACTTACGCTCCCACAAACTGCGATAAATAATGTTAGTGGGATTGCCCTTGTACTTCCGTGGGTAGGCTGGTTTATATTTTCCAGAGTATGGCATAATGTTCCGCACACCTTCCGTATCTATTTAGATGACTAGATCTATTTCTGCATTTATTAATAGCATCGCCAAGAATGGCGGCATGTCATTCAGTAATGGATATGATATTGAGTTTGACTTTAGCAAGACTAACTCTAGAGGAGAGGGAATATCTGCTAACTTTGAAACACTGGGTGAGCATCTTACCAGAGTTGTGGAAAACTACAACGCTCCTGATAGTTTGTTTAAGATGCTGTGTGATGAGGCGCAGCTACCCAACGTTCAGTCTGCTACTGGACAACTGCAAGGTAGATACTTGGGTGAGAACCAGGTGTCATATCCTTATGCAAAGTTTTACACAGACCTGACACTGGGGTGGATGTGTGATGCTAACATGACACCACTTAAGTTCCTCACTGCATGGCACTCATTTATATTTGGTGGTTCTGAAAGCACAGCGGGTGAAAACTTTGATGACAAAATTAAATTCGCAGGTGCGAATCAAAAATTATCTGATCTGAAGACTACACCACCAAGGTCATTGATAAGACCTGTTAGACTTAACTATCCCGTGACATATCTTGCTGACTTGAGGATTACCAAGACAGAGAAGGGACCGCAAGCACCTAATGCCCGCGCCAGCATGATGTATATTTTGGAGGACATCTATCCATACTCCATCGATGCTGTGCCCATGTCGTATGGTACATCACAGATCACAAAGGTAACTGCTAACTTCTACTACGCCAAGCATACTGTCGTGTATAATGACGTGAGGAACTGGAGATAGCAAATTGACTTTTCGGTTACCTGAATTCCGAAAAATTTTTCCCGCCAAAAATTTGCTCAAAAAGTCGCGCTAAATAAATACACGATTTGAATTAATCTTCATGGCATTACCTAAACTTGGTGTTCCAACCTATGAGTTGGAACTTCCTTCGACTGGAAAGACTATTAAGTATAGACCTTTCTTGGTGAAAGAGGAGAAGGTTTTACTTCTGGCACTGGAGTCTGAAGATGAGAAAGAAGTCATCACTGCAGTCAAAACTATCTTAAAATCCTGTGTAGTTTCTAGGATTAAGATAGATCAACTACCATCATTTGACCTAGAGTATTTGTTCCTCAAGATCAGAGGTGCTGCTGTGGGTGAAGAGATCAACATGACTGTCACCTGTACAGATGACAATGAAACTACTACCACTGCGGTCATTAATATTGATGAGGTTTATGTAGATAAACCAGAGGGACATACTAATAAGATTATGCTTGATGATGAGACAGGTATCGTCATGAAGTATCCTAGTATGGATAGGTTTATTGAGTCGCAGTTCTTGAATAAGCAAGTGACTACAGATGAGGTGTTTAATTTCATCGCAGATCACATCGATCAGATCTTCCAAGGTGAGGATGTGTATGACTCTTCTACTACATCGAAGAAAGAGTTCCGCGAGTTTGTTGAGAGTCTAACTACTAAACAGTTTGAATCTGTTCAGAAGTTCTATGAAACTATGCCACGCCTGACGCATACATTTACTGTGACCAATCCCAACACAGGTAATGAATGTGCCTATACTATTGAAGGACTGCAAAGTTTTTTCGCATAGCGGTCTTTCAGAATAGTTTGGAGGGATACTTCAAGACAAACTTTGCCTTGATGCAGTACCATAAATATAGTTTGACAGAGATTGAAAACATGATGCCATGGGAACGTGAAGTATACGTTTCCCTCTTGATTCAACACATTACTGAAGAGAAAAAGAAACAAGAGGCAGCAAGAAAGACCGCTCTATGAACGAAGAAACTGACAATCAAATAGATCCGTCAGTCATAGACGACATGCCCGCAAGCGTCAAGAGATCCTTGGCGGAATTTATTAATAAGAGGGGAGGTAATGTACCTGTCCCCGAGAAGAAAAATACTGGTGTCACTAACACTAGAATTTTAAGAGTAGTAACAAGCAATCTATTAAAGATACAAGGTCAACTCACTACGATTGACAATAGATTAGCACAGCAAAATGCACTGATCAAATCTAGTCTTGTAACATCTGTTGGCATGATCAATGCCATTGAACAGAGAGACAATGATCTTGCACAGAAATTTGATGAACTAACTGCTGCATTTGAAGCACAGAGTGCCTTCATGGAACAGCAGGCAGATCTTGCTGAAGATAAAGCGGCAGAGGCAAGACTAGAGGAGCAATTGCCCTCGGCATTTACTGAAGGATTTGATTTAAGAAACACGCCGTTTCTCTCATCGCCTTTTGGAAAGTATTTTAGAAAAGTGATAGGTAAAATCCTTAATGAAGGGTTTGGACCTAGAGGATTTCGTAGAGGGTTTACTCTCGGTCAACTTGGTAGAGGTATCACTCAAAGTAGATTAGGACTACGCATTCTTGGTGGTAGAGGTCAGGTTCTTGCTTCTAAAATAGGTGGTGCTGGTTCAAAACTTTTAAAAGGTTCTCAAGCTAACGTTGCAAAGGGTTTAATAACTAGAGCTTTAGTTAAAGTCGCTCCTTATACCATAGGTTTAGGACTAGATGCGTATAATCTATATCAGAAAGGAAGAGTTTTTGCTAGTCGCTTACTCAAAGACTCTATGAAGTCAGACCTGCCTAAAGTTTTGGGTCCTGAACTAGGAACACAAGCTGCTAGGCAGATTACTAAAGAAGTTGTTCCAGAAATTGCTTCTGCATCACTACAGAAAGCTTCAGCGAAAGAAATTCTTGAGACAGGTGGTAAAAAGATTGTTAAAAAAGGAGCGTCAACTGCTGCGAAAAAGTTAGGGCGAGCAGGATTTGATAGAGGAGCAGCAGTTGCTGGTAAATCTATTACACAACAACTATATGAGAAGTCATTGAAAAAGGGTGCGGCAGACGCTGCTCCAAACTTGATGGTTAGAGGACTGCAGAAGTCTGGCAATCCACTTGAACGTGCTTTGGGAAATCCTAAAGTACAGAGACTAATCATTCAGAAAGTTGGAGAGAAGAAAGCAGCATTGTTTACTGCCAAGGCAGCTAGTAAAGCGGTGCCGATGTTAGGCACTGCTATTAGTGGCATTGAAGGTATTGCTCGTGGTATAATGGGTGACTGGAAAGGTATGGCGTTATCATTTGGTGGTGCAGTTCCGTTTGCTGGTATTGGTTTCGCTGCTATTGATATCTTGAGAGATATCGACAGAGATGCATACGAGGCACACATTGAACCAAACTTCCCAATACCATCGGAAGAAAACTTTGGTATGTTCTTTGCAGATGCGTTGGGTATTATGCCCGATGAATATGAGACAGGTGGTCTAACAAAACCTGGTCCTGCTATACTTCATGGCACGGAACTTATCATGGACAAAGATGCTAATCCACATCAGATATTCTATCGTCCTATCATTAGATCACTGATTGGTGCGTCCACCGAGTATATGAAACAAGCTGGACCATCAGCATCATTCATTGCGCCTATGTTTGGTCAGGAAGTAAACAAACTTGCCACTGAATTTGGAATGGAGAGAGTCAATGTTGTTGTACCTGGTGGTGGGTCACTGAAAGGTTCTGGTCAAAGACTTGATAACTTTGAGCGCAAAGCACAGCAAGAAAAAGAATACTATGGTCCTGCTGGTGGTCCCAAAGGTGAGGACGGAGAACCACAGGCGCAAGAGGGTGGACTGTTGGGAATGATCAAGAGATTCTTTGGGTTCCCTGTCCCTGAAGGTGAGGATCGTAACAGTGACTTTCCTTCATCTACATTGCCAGGTGCTCACGATGGTGGTGGGACTGGACCTGGTGATCCCAATGGTGGTGGTAAGATTGCTGGTGACCTGGGTGATCACCTGAAGGGAATGAGAACTGAACTCCCCGTCACTGGTCAGATTCATAGACACCCAAGACATCCACCCTACTCTATGAGTAGCGGTCACCGTTCTCAATCCATGCACTACAGTGGCAGAGCGATAGACATTGGTGGATATTCACCATCAACACCACAGACTGGACAGTTCCCAGGTGCTACAGGTGCTGATGAGCAGGCACCAGTTCTCCGTGAGATCCAGAAATGGAATGCGGCGAAGGGTGTGACACCTGTTGAATTGGTACATGGATCCCCTGCATTCAGAGGGTATGGTTCTTACCGTGAGTATCCAGACTCACACCATCACCATGTTCACATTGCATACAGGAATGGTGGTCTAACATATGACAGACCACACATTGCACTGATGGGTGAGGAAGGTGAAGAGATTGTCATTCCACATAAACCTTCTACTGGTGTTGGTAGAGATCTATTTTTAGCATCTTCAGAAGCACAATCAGACACACAAGTTGTTGCTGCAGTTCGTGAGTATGCTCCAGAAATTCTACAGTATGATGAGGAGGGTGAGGACGAACAAACTATGATGGTACTTGCTATGCCACAACAGCAATCACAACCAACAGAAGAACGAAAGGTTCCTCTTATGCTTCCTTCTGGTGGTAAAATGTATGGTCCTGAACAGACCTTGATTTTCCAATCGCTCTACTAAATATCAAGGAGGAGGTCTAGTACATGGCAGCATTTACCGAGGGATTTGAGGATACGAGGGGGTCGATGGACCACTTCGGTGCTGTTGTGTCTAAAGTCATGCAAGCTCGTCGCATGGCAGATGAAGAGAAACAAAGAGCAGAAGCTTTAGCGGAGAGGAACCAGACTAGTCTAGAAGAAGCTGGCATCGAGATGGGTCACTTCTTCAAGGCAGCATTGTTTCACGAGTTTGGTGGTAACTGGATTGCTGATAAGAAAGAAGGATTCAGTAACTTAAAGACTCGCATAGGGTTCTTGAGAAATCCTAGGAGTGGATTCTTTAAGGCACTTGACTACAAACCAAAGAAGAAGAGTAGTCTAGAAAGATATCGTGATGCTCTGGGCATGAGTGACATCATGATTGATGATCCTGCACTGCGACCACGATCATCTTATCCTAGGCAGCAACCTGGTGAAAGTGTTGCCAAAGCAGCGTCGTCTGGAACGAAGAAGAAAGTATCGAGAGAAGATATACTAACTGCTGTCTCGGAGATCACCAAGTCTCTAGAGAAGACAGCACAATCTATTAACAGATCTGCATCGGAGAGTGCTGAAGTCAATGGTAACATCAGTGCCATGACATCTTCAGTTGTGCAACAGATCAGTGAGAGAACTGATACTCTTGACGATAAGATGCAGAAGTTGATTGATGCTGTCAATCAGCAGACGCAAGAGATGAAGAACGCTGCCGAGAGGGCAGAGGATCGTAAGCAAGAAGCACAACTAAAGGGTCAGATAGATCCTAATTTCACCATGTCAGTTGATAATCCTTACACCACAGCAGATGAGAGCAAGAGTCCTGCTGCTACTAGTGCTCAAGATACAGAGTTTAGAATGCAGCAGATGTATCGTGATGACTTGAATGATAATCCCCAGGCAGAGCAGGGTGGTATAATGTCTGGACCTGACAGTGGATACGAGGTAACTCTCCACGGTGATGAGATGGTTATTCCTCTTGATAATAACTACACGCAGGGAGAACCTAGTGCTGTTGATGGTGTGACTAGACCTGTACCACAACAGTATGAGATGGGTACGAGAATGTCTCCGCCCAAGCGAACATCTATTCCAAAGTATGAACGTGGTACGATGGGAATGACTCCACCATCGGTGCCTAAATACACCCCAGTATCAAATAATGTAGGAGTTGATCCTGATATGAATAAATCATTAGTGGCAGCGATGTCGCTTCCCTTGCTTGCTGCAGGGGGACACACCCTGTCTGCAACCATGCAGTATGCCAATGAAGTTGGTGGTCGTGATCCCCGTCTTAATTCTGAAATTCAAAAAGCAGCTAGACCTATCGCTGATGTCTTTGGATTGCCCGCTACGATAGCACAAGTAACACCACCTCCACCAGTATCTAAAACACCCAAAGCAGGCGGGAACGAAGACCTGCTGGGTTCTTTGAGAAAGTTTATTAATGGTGGTTCTAATCAGAGCACTGGTGCTGGTGGCGGTGGTAGCATGGTATCTGGACCACCAATCGCATCACTGGATGAGGGCATGCATGAAGACTTCGCTCCTAAAGGTGGCGCTGACTTCGCACAGTTCCTGGGTGCCAAAGAATCTGGCAACAGTTACACTAAACTGGTTGGTGGTAGAGAAGACAGCAGCATTATGAACAAGACCGTCAATCAACTCAAGAATGAGTATGGTGGGCAGTTTGCTATGGGTAGGTATCAGATCCAGATGAGAACTGGTAAAGAAATCTTGGAAAGAAATGGAATAGATCCTGCTACGTTTGTCTTTAATAAGGAAGGACAAGATCAGATCTACCAGATGCTACTGGTACATCGTGGACTGAATGACTTCCTGTCTGGTAAGATTAGTGACGAACAGTTTGCACACAACCTCTCCAAGGAGTGGGCAGCACTGCCTAAAGATGCATCTAACAGAGGATATTATGATGGTGTTGGATCTAATAAGTCTCTCCTATCGTGGGAAGATACATTGAGGCATGTCAATGCTATGAAGACTAAAGTACAGGCAAATGATCCTGAAAAACTGCCTGCTGCTAGTGCAAAGACTCTCGCAGAATTTATTAGTAAGTCTCAACCAGGAGACCGCAGCACATATACTATTGAAGAGTTGGGTCTGACCTATCAAAGGGGTAGGAGATACTTCGGACTGGGACCACCGATTGATAGGTTGATTGATACTAGAACTAATAGTGTTGTCTTTACTGGTCCGCAGACTGTGGTTCAGAATGAGATTAAGCAGAGACTACAGAACAAGGGACTACTACCTCCAGACGCTCAACCTCCCTCCTCACAGATCACACCAGATCAAAGGACTCAAGCTCTGACACCAGTCAAGAAGAACCGAGATGCTTCTAACAATATCATCACAGTTCCTGCAGCACCACAGGTAGCAAGCAGAACCACAGGTACTCTACCTAACAGTCAAGAAAACATCATCACTCCTGGCAGTTCTTCTGGACTGGAGTCTATGTATAATCCCAATCCAGTAGCATGAAACCAGAATTATCATATGCATCTAGTTTAATATTGAGAGAGTGTACCATCACCACAGTTGATGGTGAAACACTTGACATCACTGATCTTGTGGTGCGTCTAGATTACTTTGAAAGTATCAGTCTGCCTACGATAGAAGCAAACCTAGACTTGGTTGACACTGGATCAAATATCATTTCCTCTCTACCTATCCAAGGATATGAGGATATTAAATTCACCATTGCTATGATGGGTGAGGATGATGGAGAATATGAGGAAGAGTATGAATTCAAAGTCTTTAGAATTCACAGTAGATATATGGCAGAGAGATTCCAGAAGTATTCTCTGGGTCTCATCTCCAAAGAAGCTTTGATCAATGAGACGCAGAAGGTAACTACTATTCTCACTGGCAAACCAGATGGTATTGCTAGAACTTTGTTGACTGATAATTTGCAGACATCAAAGCAGATCTTTACTGATCCATCTCTATTCAAGATTAGATTCTTGCCTGGCAAGAAGACTCCCTTCTCTATCATTGAGTCGATGAGAAAGAAGTCAGTTGCAGATGAATCTGGTAAGAAGTCAGGTGCATCTACTAGCACTGGTGAGTTTCAAAAGGCATCTGGATCTGCTGGATACTATTTCTATGAGAATAAAGATGGATATCATTTCAACTCTATTGATAGATTGAATTCTCTGGAAAAGAATCCACCGCAAGAAATATTCACTCAAGAACCAAACCATCTTGAAGGTGCCTCACCACAGCAGAAGATTCTTGACATTGATTTCCAGAAAGAGATTGATCTCTTATCCAAGTTAAGGATGGGAACGTTCTCTAATGTAATCTGTTACTATAACTTTAGCACTGGTGCTTACGAAGAGTACAACTATAAACTACAGGATTCTTTCGATGACATGGAGCATCTAGGATCACAGTCTGGTCTTGGCAAGGGTCAGGCAGATCTAGCAGCAGCACCGAGTAGAATTATGTCGGTTCTTGTGGATCATGAGACGTGGTTTGATGGTGTTGAGGTAGCATCACCAGAGAAACCAGATGGTGGTGGACAGAACACTGCCGAGTTTCCTGACTGGCAGAAGAATTATATTGCACAGAACATCTCAAGACTAGAGTCGCAGAACAATCAACAGGTTCTTATCAAGATCCCTGTGCGACTTGACTTGAGAGTAGGGCAGACAGTTGAGATTCAGATCCCAAATAATATACCTACAGAAGAGAGACAACCAGAAGTATATGATCCAGAGCATAGTGGTGTGTATCTGATTGCAAAATTAAATCATGCTATGTCTCCCAAGGAAGCTAAAGGTAATACACATTTAACTCTAGTCAGAGACTCCTATGGTAGACCTGATGACACATCCAATGTTGCCACATAAATAAAAATAAACCCTATTGGTATGGATCCAGTATTATCATCACTGCTTGCTACTAATCAAATTGGTGCCGATGGTTTCAACTGGTGGATTGGTCAGGTTGAAACAGGGAGAGAAAGTGACCCTAAAAAGTCTGGTAGATATCGTGTGCGTATCGTTGGCGTACACTTAAGAGAAGGTCAGAAAACCCCAACGAATCAACTACCATGGGCAAACGTAGTCATGCCCGTGACTGTACCATTCAGTGATGGTGGTGTCACTGGTGCTACAGCAGAACTACGAGCAGGTAACTGGGTCATTGGTTTCTTCCTTGACAATGACAAACAGAAACCTGTCATCATGGGATCAGTTGGTCACACTGCTGGTGCTACTGTCGTTAAGAACGATGACCCTGCAGGTGGTAGTGACGGTGCTAGAAACTTCACTACTCATACTGATAGCACTGTTAAACCACAAGCACATTACTCTCAAGACAGACCAGACGGTGTAGATCCAGAGACTGGTGCTAACACAGATGGTGGTGAACCTGATGCTGCTCGTTCGCATGAGGAGAAGGGTGCTCCTGCTATCATCGCTGCGCTACGTGCAAAGCATAGTGACACCAACCCTATTGGTTCTGCAAACTGTGTTACTATTGCTAACCCAAAGTGTGGCAACGAAAGTAATTTTGGTAAGCAAGTTACTAACATCATCGGTGACTTGCTTGCTGCTAACCAAGCATCGGGCGGACAACTTGGCAACTTCTATGTCAGTAAGGTCAATGGATTTCTCTACGACAAGATAGCAATTGCTAGACATCACATTGGTAGAGTCACCAGACTTGTCCGTAGTTTGATGGGTCGTATCCAGTCAGAGATTATCACACAACTACGTGCTGGTATTGAGAAACTTGTTCTGTCTATCTTGGGACTGAATGTACCAGAGGAACAAGAAAGAAAGATTCCTAAAGATCCAAAGAACGACCACAGACCAGAGAGAAAGAAGGGTAACTTCCTCAAGACAGTAAAGAAAATACTTGATCAGATTCTGAAGGCACTAGGTTGTGCCATGGAAGATCTTATTGAACGATTGGTAAACTTCCTGACTGATCTGCTGTTCAGTTTCATCATGGATGTCTTCTCTCCAGCAGCATGTGCAGTTATCAACCTGGTTGATGGCATCATCAATAAGATCTTGGAACTAATTGATGGTCTCATCAACAGTATACTTGGACCGTTGCAAAGTATATTAGGAATACTAGCGGCACCGTTGAACATGATCGGCGGTGCTATTGCGAAGGTAATGTCATTCCTAGGCATCTCTTGTAGTGGACCTGATGGTAACTGTTCTAAAGAAACTGTCAAGTGTAATGACTGCGGCACTGATGAAGATGGTGATGACTGGTTGGATGATCTTCTCCAAGATCTGGAAGAGGGTGACACTGGAGAGAGATTCTCTTGTGAAGAAAGTCAGGACTACCTAGATCCAGACCCCACTAATGTTGTGTTTGTTGGTGGTGTTCCTAAAGATCCACAACCTGATGGTCCTCCTTCAGAACCACCTGGCAATGAGGGACCTGGCACAACACCACCAGGATTCTTCCCTGATGATGATACAGAGCTAGAGATTCTTGGTTGTACAAACGAAGACGCCGAAAACTATAATGCTAACGCAAATATTGATGATGGTTCTTGCAGGTTCGCCTACGAAGATTACGAACCAATTCCAGATGATGACGATGATGACGATGATGGCGACGATGATGATCCACCTCTGCCTATTGACTACGACGGAACAAAGAGGTATAGTGTCGTAGGAAGACCACAACTTGTTGCTGGCGGTGATACCATTACATTCATTGTCAACACAACTAACGTTGCTGATGGAGCAACATTAAGTTACTCCTTGGTTGGTGATATTGTTGAAGAATACATTGACGATCCATTGAGAAACATCGACGCCGATGATTTGCTAAAGGGAACCTTTACTGTCACCCAGTACGATACTATTGAGGATCAATTTGTTGATGAGAATGATGAACTGCAAGACATTTCTGTTCCTCTGTGTAGAGCAGAAGTGTTGATCAAACTCAACACTGACATCGAGATGGAAGTAGATCAGCTGTTCAACTTCCACCTTGAGGATGAAGACGGTAATGATACTGGTGCTAGAGCACCTATTACTATTCTTGCTGACTTCTCGTTTGTTCTTCCCGATTCGTTCACTGATACTACTGAATCTCCTGATAATTTCCCGAGCATTGAGGTAACCACAGACAAGGAAGAGTATAAAGAGGGTGAGGACATTGAGTTCCTTATTACTGCCGAAAACTTCTCCGAAGGCAGACAGTTTCAGTATGTTATCTATGGTGACGTGGATGGAAATGATTTCATTGATGGTTCCTTGCAAGGTACATTCAAATTAAAGGATGGAAAAGCAAAGGTCATCAAAGGTATCGCAGAAGATGGTGAGATTGAAGACATCGAGGTTCTCACCTTTAAGATTGTTGACACCGATGCTTCTTGCAGTACGAAGATCATTCGTGATGAAGAGTTTGTTCTACCTGATCAAGATGGTGGTGATGACGGTGGAGGTGATTCTGCACCGCGTGAGAAACCAACTGCTAATGAGGTAATTACTGATGAAGATGGAAAGATTATTTCTGTTAGTATCAGAGACAAAGGTGATGCATTCTCCGAAGCACCTCAAGTTATCTTCTCTGGCGCTGGATATGGTGCCACTGGTATCGCCTTGCTAGATGAGAAAGGATTTGTGAGTGAGGTTAGAGTTACTAGAGGAGGACTAGGTTACAAGCGCAACCTACCTGATGACTCCGACTTGAGATGCATCATTGACTCCTTCACTATGATTTCGCCTGGCATTAGATACAAGACACCACCAACTGTATATGTTGATGGTGCTAGTGACAGAGCAGAAGCTGTCATTGATGAACGAGGATATGTCATCAGTGTTAGGATTATAGATAGATCTACAACATACAAGACAACACCGAAGGTTACCATCATTGGTGGTGGTGGATCGGGTGCCGTCTTCATTCCGAGTATGGTATGTCTCGATGTTGAGTCTGTCGAAACCGTTGGTCTCGTCAAGGTCGGAACTGGACGTTACGTTGATTGCCCTTAAAGAATTATGCCATTTGATACTAAAAGACACGGGAATAATTTACATCCTTCCGATAAATCAGGTCAACCACATAAGGAACCTGCTAGTGGTAGGACGGAAGAATTATCTACAGAAAAATTCTGCTCTACAAAACCAACAGTACACTGGGTGTCTGATGGTTGGACATGTATGAGTTGGGAAGGTGGTGATGGTCAACCAGGAGGTTATACTGTTACCAACGGTCAAAGTGCTATGTTCTTTGACGAAACAGGAAACATGGTGTTTTCCACTGGTGTGCCAGGACAATCTGGTTGTGGTGGTAAACTTATCCTGAATACGGGCGACCAACTCCAGAAAGCTAATGGAACTATTTCCATTCAAGCAACTGGTGCGAAAGATACTGAAGCAACACCTGGCAAAGGTGGCAAGACTAAATCAAAAGAATCTCCTGCCTACAGTGTGTATGCTGAAGGTGCTATGAATCTTGAGGCACAGGGAGATGACTGTGGCATCAAAGGTGATAATATTGTCATTAATGCTGTCAAGACACTGACACTCAAGGCAGGTGAGCTTATCAACCTTGAGGTTGGTAATGGTAGCGGCAAGATCAACATGTATGCTGGTGATATCACCATGGATGCTGAATTCTTGAATAAGAATATCAATGGTCGTGAAGTGTCTGATGGAACAGGTGAGGTTACTACCGAACAGAACAAACCAGGTGCTACCACGACTATCAATACATCAGGATCTATTGTTCACGATATTCAAGGCAACTATACGATCAAAACCCAGGGACACTACAACATCGTTGCAGCTGCTAACCTTAACCTGCATTCACAACTGGGTGGATATTCACTCAAAACCCTTGGACCGATGTATAATAACATCACTGGTTTCAAGGTTGATGACATCAAAGGCGTTCCTATGCCTAACGTAAAGACTAAAGCACCCGCAACGTGGGATGTTAAGTTGGGACCTACGTTAGGTGGACAAGGATGGTTGATGAAGTCTGCCATGGGATTTGATCTCAAGTTCCTGAAGGGTGCCAGCTCTATCAAGACTGCTGGTGTCCTTGACGTTACTGTTGCTGGTACGATGACTGTCAAAGCACTGTCGATTTTCCTCAACTGAAATTCGACTTTCGGTTACAAGAATTCCGAAAAAAATTCGCCGCCAATTTTTTGCCCAAAAGGTCGAGTTGACAAAATGGCGACATTGCCCTATAATCGTTGTATGAAATCGCTTTATCATGCACTACAAACCCTATTCACCAGAGTGGCATAGATATCGGTATTTGAAAGAAGCAATCGACAAATACCTTGATGACTATGTTGAGAATGACATCATTATGGGTGACATTCTAAATATTGTATGTGACCGCCAAGAAGCGGCACATGCAGAGTATCACAAACTCGAAGATCTAGAGCTAAAACTGCGCGAGTGATTTATGCTGTCAACTCAATATAGACTCCGACTGGAGTTTATCTGCAAGAAGATTGCAAATAAGGAAGAGGTAAAACTCGAAGATATGATTTGGGCAGAGAAACTCGCCAAGAGACATACTACTGCCCGAGATTGGTTAAACAAGGCACGAAGACAAGCTGCTCAAGATATCCAAGAGGGTAGCATGGACGATTTTATGAACAAAATGGGTTTGGGCGATCCTGACCCAAATAACTACAAAACTGGATTTGACGGTGCAGATGACATCAACGAATGGTTCGGAAGAGACAAACCAGACGACTGGCGTCAGCGTGACTAATATGAATATCGCCAAAAATCTTCTAGAGAAGGTTGGCGAGTTATTAGACGCTGAAGTACAATATATCGTCTGTTGCGACAAAAAAACTCAACACAAAAAAATCGTCATCAAATATGACCACAGCAGTAATTTACAGTAACGGCAGTCAAGAGTGTGAGCGCATGGGCATGTTGCTCCAAGATTTGAAGAATATTGATGAATATCTTGAATATCGTCTAGACAAGCATTTTACTTTAAATGCATTTCAGCAAGAATTTGGCGAAGAGGCAACTTTTCCACAAATTGCCATTGGCGATAAGCATATTGGCGGAATGAAGGAATCACTCCGATACATGAGTGACAAAGGGATGTTTCTGTGATATAATACAGAGGTCCCAAGGGGCAGTGGTGGAATCGGTAGACACACCAGACTTAAAATCTGTTGACTATTACAGTCGTGCGAGTTCAAGTCTCGCTTGCCCTATTCCACTACTAAATAAAATGTAGTGGGAATGTTATGAAATACACACTAACACAATCGTATGCCTTTTATATGGGTAGCGTAGTTCGTATGTACTTCATACAAGGTATTCCCTATACCTTTGATGAGTTACCAACACTTGTCCAAGATCATCCAGCGGTTCAAACAGAAGCGTTGGAAGGTCAAGACTGGGACGACGAGGAATTGTATCGTTGGTCTTCGTACCTAGTGGCAGAAGAAGCACATCCTTGTATGTTTGAACTCACTGTAGATAATCCTGAACTATTACCTAAAGATGATTGAACAATTTATAGAATGGTTTGAGGGAACGTGGGAAAACAAAGTTCAAGCATTTTCGTATCCATCTAGATTTGCCATGGTGCGTTTGCACCACAAAAAGGTGCCTGGCACTGATAATATGTTTTATGGTGAACAAGCATATAATTACCAGTTACATGCGCCCTATAGGCAGTTCATTGTTGAGGCAGTTCTAGAAAATGGTAGAATTCGCATGAAAAACTATGATTTCGACAAAAATCGATATCGTGGGTGTGTCAATCTCGATCAAATCAAATACGATGAGAGCTTGACACATAAGGGTACATGTGATACAATTCTATCATACAACCCAAACAAAGAAGAGTACATCGGATCTGTTGAAGGTTGTGAATGCATTGTTCCCCATAGAGATGGTGAAACATATGTTAAGAATGAAGCAATTCTTGGCAAAGACTATTATCGTGTAATAGATCGTGGTTATCTCGTGGGGACAAATAAGCAAATTTGGGGTAGTCGTTATGGACACTTTGAATTTGCCCGCATGCCTGTTTAGCTCAGCTGGTAGAGCAACGCTTTTGTAAAGCGTAGGTCGTCAGTTCAAGTCTGTCAACAGGCTCTCCGTCGATGTGGCGGAATTGGTAGACGCGCTGGGTTTAGGTTCCAGTGGATTTATCCGTGGAGGTTCAAGTCCTCTCATCGACATTCAGGACACTATGGACTTTATTTTAGAATCGAAGATTAGAGACGTTTCAATTTGTGATCGACTAATTGATTTTTTTCAAAATTCTGATTTTTCAATAAACCGTAGGGGTCCTGGGCAGACTACAACTGGTATTACTGATGCCAAGAAGTCTACAGATCTTGTCGTATATCCATTTGAAAAGCATCTTGCTCCTGTTGTTGACGAATATCTAAAGCAGTTATTCGTTGTTGGACAGAAGTATATTGATAAATATCCCACTTGTAATGTATACTCTCCTTGGGGAGTTGCTGAATCTGTACAAATTCAATGGTACAAACCTGGTGAAGGTTTTTACAAGTGGCATACTGAAAGATGCAATGCAATGCATCCTCATAACAACAGACATCTAGTCTGGATGACATATCTTAATGATATTGAAGAGGGTGGCGGCACAGAGTTTATGCACCAGAATTATACTGTCAAACCCAAAAAAGGCAAGACAGTTATCTGGCCATCAGACTGGACTTATACTCATAGGGGACAAGTTGCTCCAAATGAAGATAAGTACGTTATTACTGGTTGGTTCAGTTACCTAGATGAAACTGAACCAGTCGGTTCTGGGGGGAATTAACTCAATTGGTAGAGTGCCACCTTTGCACGGTGGAAGTTAGGAGTTCGAGTCTCCTATTCTCCATAACGGACTGGAATACATCCGTGCTCACGTCTCCGAGAGAAAAAAGAATCGGAAAACCAACCCGCGTGGGAGAGAGGTGGGACCCCTCTTGGTGCCCCGCTGCTGACGAGCAGCGGTATTATAACTTCTGGGGGAGTACAAAAGATCTGTATTTAGAAACAGCGCCCCCTACATTCCTCTATAGCTCAATTAGGCAGAGCGGTTGACTGTTAATCAATAGGTTCCTGGTTCGAGTCCAGGTGGAGGAGTTGGCGATACTGCCAAACCAGAACCCTTCCGTGTGCTGTAAAACCTCCCTACAAGGGGAGGTTTTATTGTATAAATAATCCAGAAGAAATTGTCCAGCAGGATTGGGTTAATTATGCCTCTTACAAGACTTGATAACCTTTACTCAAGTAAAACAGGTAAGTATCTATACGTATCACCAGATGATTTTAATGCGACAGACGAGTTAGACAACCGAGGCAATTCACCTCTCCGTCCATTTAAAACCATCCAGCGTGCTTTCCTTGAAGTAGCACGTTATTCTTATCTGCCTGGTAAGGATAATGATAGATTTGACCAGTTCAGCATTATGCTGATGCCTGGTAATCACTTTATTGATAACCGTCCTGGTCTTGTAGACACAGCTAATCCAGAGTCTAGATTCTTTGATGCTGGTAACCTCATCGAGGCAAATAAGCAGACGATTGTAGATCGTGCTGCAGCAGAAATTTTTGTACAACACCCAGATTTCTTCCATCCTGGTGATAACCAAACTGATGCTGGATCGAGATATGCTGATGCATATCGTCTAGTACAGTTGAACCGTAAGGAAATTGTAGACAAAGCTGCTGCACATATTGCAGTAGAGTTTCCTGATTTCTTCTATCCTGGTGGTGACGGCACATCAGAACCAGAGTACAGATTTAAAGATGGATATCGTCTAATCCAGCAGAATAAGCAAGAGATTGTTGATAGAGCAGCAGCAGAAATTGCTGTATCGCACCCTGATTTCTTCTTTCCTGGTGATCCTGC